GCCAACGAGTATATCACGGTCACGTTGGGCCAGAGCTATCCGGTGCCGTTTACCATATAGGGGGAGATTGTGGCTTTCACACTGGACGTGTTCAAGGCGTTTAGCGAAACTTAATGCTCTGGAAACTGGTCGAGCCGCCCAAAGGCAAATACTTTTTGAGCGGGTTTCCCAAGGCTGGCTTGCACATGCTGACGCTGATGTGTTCGCCCCTGGCAGATCCGGCCCCGCCTGATCTGATCGCGTCAGAACATTGGTGCGGCACCTTCGCCTGGAACAGCTTTGGGCGTGATTGGGTTGACGTGGATCGGCAGCTCAGGCGGGTGGCAAACCTGGCGCCGGGACATTACTTGAAAGGGCACCTCGGCTATAAGCCGGAGATTAGCGAGTTTATGGAGCGGGCCGGGGTTACGCTGGTCTTTATGTATCGTGATCTGCGGGACGTGGCCGTGTCACAAGCGCAGCACATCCTCAACGCCTGGACCACGCACCTGAGACACCCGGCTTCCAAGTCCTATCACGCGCTGGGCAGTGTGGACAAGGTGTTATCGGCTGTGATCGAAGGTCTTCCCCCCTGGCCCGGCCTGTTCGAGCGGTGGGGATTTTACGCGCCCTGGCTGGATGAGCATTGGGTATGCTGCGTCAAGTATGAAGACGAGCGGCGCGAGGTGGCCCGGTCCGTGCTGGGCCGTGGGTTGGAGCGGGCCCTGGAATACGCCAATCTTGGCTATGAGGGCCAGCTCCGGTTGGAGCAATCCCTTTTTCAGAACACGATAGACGAGATGGTGGCGGCCAGCCGGCAGACGCATTTATCTCCCACCTTCCGCAAAGGACAGCCGGGAGAATGGCAAGAGCATTTCACCGAAGAACACAAGGACTTATTCAAATCATTGGACGTTGACGATTGGCTCATTCGATTGGGCTATGAAGACGACGAGGATTGGTAACAATGGCATTCACCTACAGCGACACGCTGGCGACCGATCGCGACAAGGTTCGTTTTTATTTGCAGGATGTCACCGAAGACAGCGGCCCGCTGCCCGACGATGCCAATTTCAGCGATAACGAGATCGCCGGTCTGGTGACGGCTGAGGGATCGTGGCAAAAGGCGCTGGCCGCCGCGTGTGAAGCGCTGGCCTCGGCCTGGGCGGGCTATGCCGATTGGCAGGCCGGCCCCAGGCGGGAAAACGCCTCGCAGATTTCCGCACGCTGGGCGCAAAAGGCGAAGGAGCTGCGCGACCAATACGGAGCCAGCGCGAGCGGGACGGGCACGCGCCATCCCACGCGGGCCGACGGCTACAGCGATGACGTGGCGAGTGATGAGGTATGACGAGCAAATCCTTTGCCCGCGCCGCCAACGTGACGGCTTCCACCAAGCGCCCGCCGGCCATCAGCAGTGGCAAGCGCGGCACGCCGGCCACCAACATCGCCAGCCTGTCGTGTACGCCGCTTGATCCCATCGACCCGGAATTGCGGCAGCGGCTGGCGCTGGACACGCCGCACGAGCTGTTGCAGACCTTTGTTGACACGGCGCTCGATATTAATGAAGGCGACATCCTGGTAGTGGGCAGCGCCGAATATCCCATCCGGGCGGTGGGCGATTGGGCCACTACCGCGTCGATGCCCGCTTATAAGTGGCTGGTGGTCGAGGAACTGAAAAAATGAGCTTCGACTTCTCACTGACCATCAAGGGCATTCAAGAGGCGCAAAACGAGCTGGTCAAGGCCATGGCCAGATTGGAAGCGCCCGGCCCAAGACGGCAGGCGATCCTGTACGCCACCACGCAGGCGCACCGCTATTTAACCGGCATCACGCACGTAGACACCGGCGCCTATCGCGCCAGCCAGTGGATGAAGGTGGAGGGCGAGCGGGGCGAGTTGTATGTCAACCCGGCCACCGTCAACCCGCGCTCGGGCCTGGCGCCGGCGGAGTACAGCGTATACGAGGAGGAGCGCGGCGGATCGCACGCCGCCTACCAGCGCACCGTAGACGAGGCCGGGCCGCGCATCGTAGACGAGGCGGCCAACATATTGGCGCGGGGGATGCTGTATGGCCAGTAATGTCACCAACCGTGAAACCGTGCGCGATGCGTTTGCAACCTTGTTGGGAACCGCATTGGTGGGCAGCGGCAAACCGGCGCAGGCGGTCTATAATTACAAGGTCAGCGACTTTCAGGGCCAAAGCCCGGTTGTGGTCGTGTCCAGCTCTGGCACCGGGCGCGGCGCGGCGGCTTTCGACAAAACGGGCAGCGACGTATACCTGGATGTGTGGATTTTTGTGCTCTACTCCGACGAGTCTACCTGGGGCGAAGACGACGCCGAGGACAGGATAGACCTGATCGAAAAGACGATCTGTGACGTGGTGGTTGACAACAACAGCAACGCCACCTGGATAGACGTGGATTACGAGGCGCGTTCGAGCGTCGACGACGTGAGCGTGGGCGGGCAGGGCTACAAGCGAGAGCGCATCCCGCTGCGCTTTATGGTGATGAACAGTGTTTGAGCATCTCAAAGGCTTTGACGTGATCCTGGTAAGCGGCCCGCAACGCAGCGGCACCACCATCTGCTCGAAGATGGTGGCAGCCGATACCGGGCACACGCTGATACCCGAGAGCGAGTTTGATTTCCACGACGAGGCGCTTTTCCGGGCCATCGTCACGGCGGGCGGCAAGAGCGTGGTTCACTGCCCGCCTATGGCCCACCTGCTGCACGAATTCGCAGACGATGACGGCGTGGCGATCGTGTTTATGGTGCGCGACGTGCGCGACATTATCGCCAGCCAGGAGCGCATCAACTGGACGGCCAAAGAGGAAGTGCGCGAGCTGGCCAAGTACGGGGCGCATTACGGCCCCATCTCGCTGGTCAAATACGACTATTGGAGCCGCGTGCAGCGCGACAGGATACCGGAAGGCCGGCGCTTCGAGGTGGAGTACGAGAGCCTGAGCAAGCATCCATTGTGGGAGGATAGGCCCGGGCGCGGGCAGTTTGGATACCGGCCATGAAAATCTTGCTGGTCTACCCCGGCCAAGTATGCAGCACCTACGATGTGGCCCTGGGCTATCACGAAATATTGAACCGGCTACACGCGGTCTATCCTTACTATCTGCACGATTGGATAGAATACCACCAGGGGGCGCTTAATTATTGGCGCGCCGTCAACCCTGATTTCAGCTACAGCCCGGTGGAGGTAGACAAAATATGGCAGCGGTTGAGCGGCGGCCTGCTGATCGAGAGCGTGGTGGAACACGACCCGGATGTAATCGTGATAATCCACGGCTTGCTGCTGCACCCGCATACCTACATGCTGCTAAACAGATTCGATATACCAAAGGTCGTGATTTTGACCGAGTGCCCTTACATTGACGGCGAGCAAAAGCGGCTGTTGGAAACGGCCAAATTTGACCACATTTTTGTCAACGACCGCGCCAGCCTGGACGCCTTCGAGGGCAATGTTACCTATCTGCCGCACAGCTATTCCCGGCTCAGGCACCGACCGGGCCGGCCCGATGCCACTTATGCGACGGATGTTTATTTTCACGGCACTCTGTTTGACGAGCGGGCGGCGCTGTTTGCCAGCCTCGACTTTAACGGCCATAAGGCGCACATCAAGGGCGTCCAGTTGGATCAAAAGAGCGAGCTAGTGCCCAACGCGCAGTTGGTCAAATATTACCAGAATACCAAGATCGCGTTGAACAACCACCGGCCCAGCGGCAAGGGGCAAAGCCTGGGGCCGCGGGCGTATGAGATAGCCGCCTGCAACGCCTTTCAGTTATGCGACGATACGCGGCCCGAATTGTACGAGGTGTTTGGCGATACGGTCGCCACCTATGCCGACGCGCAGGAGTTACAGGACAAGATCGAGTATTACTTGAACCACGACGCGGAGCGGCGCGAGATGGCGCGGGCGGCCCTGGAGCGGGTGACGCCCTGCTCGTTTTACGATCGCGCCCATGAATTGGTGTTGCCCGTATTGGAGGGGCTGTAATGGCGGCTATGCACGGCAAGGACGGCAACGTAAAAATTGGCGGCTCGGCGGGCGCGTCGATCACCGCCTGGCGCATTGACAACCTGGGACCGGCGCTATTCGACGCCAGCCCGTTGCAAGACACCTGGCAGACGCTACAGGCCGGCCTGCGCTCGGCCTCCGGCTCGATCACCTGCAACTTCGACACGTCAGATGCCAGCGTGCAGGAGGCTTTAAGAGCCGACGCCGTTGGCGGCACCACGGCCACCTTGCAGCTTTACGTCAACGGCTCGAATTATTTCTCAATACCGGCCTACATCACCATGACCTCAGAGGTCAGCAAAAACAATATCGTGACACGCACCTACAATTTCAGAAGCAGCGGCACCGTATCTTGGAACTAAAGGTAAAGGAGTAAACTATGGCAACCACACACGGAAAAGACGGCGCGGTCTACGTCGGCGCAAACCTGGCAGCCAACATCACCGGCTGGACGGGCACCTTTGATGGCGGGTACGCGGATACCACCGCCCTGCAGGATGAATACGCCTCGCAGATCGGCGGCATCAAGCGCATGACCGGCTCCGTCAATTGCAACACCGACACCGCCGACACCAACGGGCAGGTGGCCATGCAAACCGCCGTCACCGGCCAGAGCACGGCCCGCCTGTACCTCTACGTAACCACCGCGAAGTATTGGGAGTTCAACGCCAACCTGGACTTGGTAGATACGGTAGACATTGGCGACGTGGTAAAGCGCGTCGTCAACTTCCAATCTAACGGCGCCATCACCGCGCCGGCTTAAGCGATGCTGCTCATATTCCTGGCGGGGCTGGCCGCGGGTTTCGTCCTGGGGCTGGCCTTCGCCGTCTGGATTGTCAGCACCGCCGGCTATGAGTGGGGCTTAATCGTGCATCGCTGGCAGGTCGAGCTATTGGCGCGCCGCTATCAGGATGAAGTGGACCGGATCGAGGCCGAGTTAGCGGACCTCCGGGGAGCAAGCGGGGCCGGGATGACGGACGATGGATAAACACCTGCGCATCATTTTAGAGCTGGTCACACGCGGCTTTGCGGGCGGTGTGCGCAACGCACAAGGCATCTTCAAGGGCTTTGTGGGCGGCATCACCAACGGGGCGGTGAGCGCGTCCCGCGCCCTGGTGGATATGGCGCGGGCCGTTTTCTTTGTGCGCGAGGCGCTCACCACGCTGGCGCAGGTGGGCCGTTGGGTCTTCGACACCTTCATCAAGGGCGCGGGCGACGCGGCCAAACTGGAAGCCAAACTAAAGGCCATCACCGGCAGCGCCGACGACGCGGCGCGGGTAATGGGTCTATTGCGCCAGACGGCGGCTGACACCGGCGCCGACTTTGACGAGCTGGCCGCTGGCGCGGGCCTCATGGCCGTGGCCGCCAAGGACGCATCCGGCGCCTTCGATTTCGGCAAATTCCAACGCCTGATGAACATGCTGCAACGCATGGCCGCCCTGCGTCCCGACGTGCCCCTTGACCGGCTGGCGCGCGGCCTGTCGGCGGCGGTGCAGGGCGATTGGTCAAGCCTGGAGATGTTCCTCGACGTGCAGCTCCGCCAGTTGATTGGCCTGAAAGACGCCGCCGATGACGTGACCGACATTCCCGGCGAAGTGGGCCGCGCCGTCACTTACATCGAAACGGCGGCGGGCGATGCGGCCAAATCAGCATTGCAGGATTTGGACCTGCTCGACGAGGCGCTTACCAAGGCCGGCGCTACCGCTGAGATCATCGGGGACGTGGCCGAGCTATCCGGGCTAGAACGCTTCCAACAGATTTTGGCGCAAATCGCCGCGACGGTGGGCGAGCCGTTATTTGTGGTCTTGAATGAAGAACTTTCCAAGCTGGCCGATTGGTTGCAGGAGAATCCCGACAAGGTAGAGGAATTTGCCACGCTGATCGGTGAAACGCTGGCCGGCGCGATGGAGGACTTATTCGAGGCGCTGGAAAATATAGATTGGAGTGAGCTTGGCGACACGCTGGAACGGATCGGCGCGGCTATGCAGACCATCAGCCAGGCGGGGGCCAACTTCTCCAAATTTGTCGATGATTACAACCGCTGGAATACGGCCATCTTCGCGCCCGAGCGCCTGGGCGAAGTGCCGGGCGGCGCGGAGCTGGCGGCGGCGGGCGGCCTGGGCGGGGCAGGGCAGGCGATACGTCAGGCGGCGTCAAGCGCCGTCAACCAATTGCCGGGCGTGGGACCGGGCCGCCTGATAGTCGAGATTTTGCTTAAGGATGAATTGTTGGATGCTCGGGTGCGACAGACCGCCGACAACGCCGTGGCCGACGGCTTCAACATCGTGGCCGAAGAGATGAGCGGCGGCGGCGCGCAGCCGTAGGGGGTAGCATGGGCCAATTCTCGCTTAACGGCACGTTTACCTACCTGCCCGATCCGACGGTATGGATACCCGAGGGCTTCCGGGAGTTGGGAGTGCCAGCCCGCCGCACGTGGTTTGAGGATTATGAATCGGGCATTGTCGGTTGGGACTGTTTGACGCAGCAGGAATACGGAGAGCTTCACACGCGCTGGGCGGCCAACAACAGCGCCTTGACTTCCGGCACGTTGCCAGAGCAGAACGCATCAGGCTTCGGCACCTATGACACGGTGACATCGGCCTGGTGGCACGAGCCGCTGGGCGAGGCGCGCGGCAACCGCCGCTTTAACGTCAGGATGCGGGTATCTTTTATCACCAGGGCGTAAGCGATGGGTCAATTCAAAATAGTTTTTACATTCAATTACCTGCCCGATCCACACGCCTGGATAGCGGAGGGCATAGCCGAGGTGGGCACCTACACGGACGGCACTGGCTTGCGCCAGGGCCTGGAAAGGGGCGTGCTGGTCTGGGACTGTTTGACACAGGAGCAATATGGTGAGCTGCACAACTTTTTAAGCGGCACGCCTTTGCAATTTGGTAATGCTAAAAACGGCACGTTGCCGGAGGAAGATGGCTCATCGTTGGGTACGTATGACACCGTTAATGCCAGATGGCACGAGCCTTTAGGCGAGGCACGCGGCAATCTGCGTTTTAACGTGCGTATGCCAGTCAGTCATATAACGAGGTCGTGATATGTCGCTCACCGCTGCCCAGGTTGCCGACCTCAAAGACAAGTGGCAATATTACACCTTTGTTATCCAGCCTTTCCCGCAGATCACCTGGAGTGTCACCGATCTGAGCGCCTTTTCCGGCGCCATCACCTGGAAGCCCTTTTGCCTGCTATCACCTCGTTTTTCCTATATCAACAGTGGATCGGTGATCATCGACGGCAGTGATAGCTTTGTGCGGCCCAACACGGCGGTAGATACCGTCGTCTTTTCCAAGGCGTCGGGCACCGGCACCGTGACCGACAACGGCGATAAGACCTGTACGGTCAGCGGGGTAACGGGTGTCGTCAAAGTGCAGGCCGTGGCGACCGTGGCGGCCACCGGCCAGACGGCAACCGCTTATGCCTACGTGCGCGGCGGCGGTACGGGGATTACACTGAGCAACCCGGTTGTCGAAAACCTGTCCGGCTCACTGGCGACCGGCGAGTGGTCGTGTGACGTGCGGCTGAAAGAGGCGTATACCACCCGGCCCGACCTGACCGACGATGGCCGCGATCAGCCGTTTTTGATGCACGTCGAGCATTACTATGACGGCGTGAACAATACGTTTGGCGGCTACAAACGCCATCAAAACACCTTCATTATGCTGTGCCGGGATAGCTCCATCCGCGTCAACCACGCCGGCGATTACGAAACCATCCTGCACCTGGAATCGCCCGCTTACGTGCTCAAACGCGCCTATTTGGAGGGCGGCGAGCTGCAATTCAGCGAAACGGGCAGCGGTGGCGACCTGACGGCCACCAACCTGACGCCGACCGACGTGGCCTATTTCGTGCTGCGCGAAGGGACCAACCTGCACCAGTATTTTAATATGTCCATCTGGAACAACGCCAGCAACATCGACAACTTTACGGTACGCGCCAACGCGAACTTTTGGGACATCGTACAGGATTGCCACGGCTATAACTTCGGCATGGCCTATTTCAACCGCTGGTCAAACCTGGACAGCAAACCCGACCCGCGCGCCCGTTTTAATGATTGGGACGCCATCGAAGATCCGGTGTATGACAGCGGCAACGCGCTGACCGTAGCCCACATGCTCAATTACGACCTGCACCGGCGGCGCGTGGATAACGTGGGCCGCGTATCATTGCAGGCCATCCTGCCGGATATGACGTTGGTGGACAGTACCAGCACCAGCGGCACCATAGGCGAGTTGTGGACCGATAACAGCCTGGTGGTCGAGGATGATACCGAGTTGGATAGTTGGGCCGAGCAAATGGCAAACTGGCTCAACACCGAATATGAGATCGAGTTCAGGCTGGGCATGGGCCACGAGCTAAACCCCGGCAACCTGTTCAGCATCTCCGGCTGGACGCCGCCCATTGGCGATGCCGTGGCCGGGGAAAGCTGGATCGTGGACGACATCAACTACGAGTTTGATTTCCGGCGCGGTTTCTGGACGCGCCGCATCCGGGCCACCAAGATCAATACCGGCGGTGAATGATGAAAACCACCCGAGCCTTGGGGCGGCGGCTGACGCCTCGCCAGGCGGCCATCCACCTGGCGCAGCAAGCCAAAACGCATATCCCGGCCAAACGCTTCGCGGCCCGAGTGTCCAATATCACCGATTGGGAAACGACCGGCATCATTTACTGTGTCGGCCCGGTCAGCCCTTACGCCTTCCGCGTGATCGCCAGAACAAACGTGCTGTTGGAGGTCAATGATTATATATGGGTGCGCGAGCATCAGGGCGTGCAAGGCGTGTTTACCTTTGACGGCTTCGTGAAGGGGGGTGCGGCGTGACAAAGCGCAACGCGGAGGGGGCGCCAATTCCCTGGCTGATGTCGCCGGGTGTTACCAGCCCCAACGCCACGGATTTGACGATCGTGGCCGACAGCGGCCAGATCACCTATATAGGCGAGGCTGGCGAAACGGTGGTTATCGCTGGCACCGTTTTATCCGATAGCCTGACCGAGCATCTATTGTGGATTGACCATATTCGAGATGCCGAATTATGGTTGCATATGGCAGGATCACCATAGGAGCGTATCATGTCTGGAACTAGCACCGACCCGGTAAGCGGCGGCACGCTGCGCTGGCTGCACGGCAACAACGAAGGGGAAATCATCGACGCCTGGCATCCAGGCTTGCAGGCCGACGAAGCCGCCAACGACAGTGACAAAACGTTCACGGTCACGGCCACCGAGGAGTGGCAGATCCAATCAATTTGGGTGGAACTGGCGACATCTGCTGATGTTGGCAACCGTCAATTGGTGATAGAGATTCAGGATAGTGGAAGTGATGTCATCTTCCAGGTCCGGGCTGGCGCGGTGCAAGCGGCCAGCACAACCTATTACTATGCCTTCGGCCCGCACCTGATCGACTTGACGGCGGTACGTGATACTGATTATCTATCCACGCCTATGCCCGCTTTGATATTGCCAGCCGGCTACATCGTGCGCATCTACGACAACAACGCGGTAGCGGCGGCGGCGGATGATATGGTGTGCCAGATGCTCGTCAATGTCAGAGATGAGATCATCTAGTGAGCGAGAGACATCACACCAAAGAGATTTATTTAGGCACCGCGGCGGAGCGGGCGGCGGTATCGCTCGGCACCGAATCTCCCTCGCTTTTCTGGTACGAAACGGATAACGACCTGCTGTATATGTGGACCGGCACCGCCTGGTCGTATATGGGCGGGCCGGTGTATGGTGGCATCTCCGTGGTCGGCAACGCGGTAGAAACGGCCATTGCGGTGGCTGGCACCGCCGTTCAGGTGACAATATTCGACACCAATATGGCCGCCGCCAACATGACGCCCGATCACACCAACGACCACGTTACCGTAGACATTGCCGGCGATTATCTAATCGTGGTGAGTGCCACGATCAACAGCGTGGCCGGGGCCGATAGCCGCTTTGAGATGACGGTACAAAAGAACAACGGCGCTGCGGCGGTAGGCGCCTTGCACGTTGATAGAAACATCGGCGGCGGGGCTTCGGCGGCTGGCTCGGTCAGCATGAGCGGCATTGCTACGCTGGCCGCCAATGATACCGTCGAGGTGTGGATTGAGAACGAGAGCAACACGCAGAACTATGTAGTGGAGGATGTCACCTTAAACCTGGTGCGGGTGAGTTGATCTTAAGCCAGCATGATACTACGGTACGCATAATGTTTATTAGCCATACCATCATTTCACAGGAAAAAAGCCGCGATCGGCGCGACATAAACCAAAAGTAAAGGGCCTGCCGTGCCCATATCCCGCGTTG